AATGACACGGGAAAAGTGAGGCAAGTGGATGGGGGTAAGACTATCGACCGGGCGAAGACGAGACTCGTCAATCATCGTCCGACTCCACAGTGCGCCGGGCGTATCATCAAGGAGCTCAGCGTTAAGCTCCTGTCGGCCGATCCGGGTGCCCTCATACTTCTCGACTACCGCTTTACGGAAAGGCGGCGCAAGGTTGATCAGGTTTTCCATGGTCGTGCCCTTGGTGATCGCCGTATCACTCCGGAGAATAATGTCCTTGAGCAGCTTCATCGGTCGAGGCGTCGTAGTTACGAGCTGCTGGGGGTGGTCACCCAAGCGAAGACCGAACTGCAAGTTATCCCACGCTTCCTGTGCATACCGCCACTTGCACAGCTCGTCGCACCATGCGCCATCGAACTGCGGACCGCGGAGTGAGTCATAGTCTTCTGCGGAAAACAGGGTTGCTTGTGCGCCGTTCGGCCAAGTCAGTCGACGCTTCGAAGGCTCATACTTGGGCTTGAAGTCTCGGGGCGAACAGGCAAGGATACCGGACTCACCCTCGACCATAACGTCACGGGCGTCAGCGCTGTCTTCTGCCACAAGGGCGATACGCTTGCACTTGCCTTCACGCACCCACTTGATGATTGTCTCTGCACCGCATCGCGTCTTACCGAAACCGCGTCCAGCAAGAATAAGCCAAGTTACCCAATGCTCACCGTTTTCTAAGACCGGGGCCGGCTCAAGCTGGTTGGGACGTGCCCACAGTTCCCAAGTGTGTAGGAGGTCATCCGCCTCTTCGTCGGTAAGGTCTTCAAGCTTGCTCAGGTCAATGTTCTTGAGGTGCTCGTTACGCAGCTTGGTCCCGTCGACTTCCTTCAGCCGCTGCTCGACGCTTGCGTCCACGGATAGGTCCATCTCCAGGTGCAGGGAGTGCGAGGATCGGCGGTGGCCCTTCGCCATGTCCTTCAAGTACTCCTTGCTCCTCCGGCGAGCTTTCTTCGGAAATCGCCCCTTGAGACTGGAGCCGCGCAATTCGATTGAGCAGCTTCGCTTTGCTTCCTTCGACACTGATACCTCCACTCAGTTCAAGCTTGCTGCCGCGGTCATACTTCTCGGGCCTACGAGCCTTCAGTATCATCGCCATCAGCGGGTCGGACTTTTTGAGGGCTCTCTCGGTTGCGGCGTCCTCGATAAAGTCAGTTCCTTCCTCCATCGCCTCATCCCAGTCGGCGGCAAAGTCGGGATCGGTCTCGCGCCACTTCTTAACCTGACGAGCAGTCAACCCCGCGGCGTTAGCGGCAAAGGAGACGGACGAACCAACCGCCAGCTGGTCCAAGAAAATCTTCCGTCGTTTGTATGTGCGAACAAAGTGGGACATGGGCAGTTGATCTCGTATCGCGTTCAAGGTAAAATGCACGTCGTTCCCAACAAGGAGTTCAACGCATGGCACGAGCAAGAAAATCCCATATAAGCAATGAAGAGAAGGTGAAGAACCGCAGCGGCCCCCTTGAGTACCCCTACGTTGTCTATTGCTCGTACCATCGTGAAGGCGAAGACCACGCTCGATGCTTAGTCCTGAAGTTCACCGATCCCGCGAGCGCGCGTAACATGGTGGACCAGGTCATCGGGAATGACGAGTGGGAGTGGCAGCTGTGGATGGGCCGCGACGACATGGTGGTTACATCGAAGGGGATCAAGATACGAACTTGGGGCAACGAGATGCGAGAGATCATGAGCGTTGACCCCGCCGACGTTGAACGTGAAGAAATCAAGCATGTCCTGCAGTTTAAGTATAGCTCTCCCGAGGGCGGCCGAAAAGAAAAGCTGCCCGTCCACAACCCGCTGAACGATGACCCCGCCACAGTCCGGCCCGGGAAGCCCGTCAAAGAGAAAGCTCCTCCCAAGCCGAAGGTTGATCTGTCGGGAATGGTTACTGCGAAGGATATTGCCAAGAAACTTAAGGTCGAAGGACGAGAAGTTCGCGGCGTCCTTCGATCACTCAAGCTGACCAAGCCCGATCACGGATGGGCCTGGTCCAAGGATGAAGCAGCGAAGATCGAGGAGAAAGTTCATGCTGGCCTCAAGGAAGCCAAAGCCAAGAAAAAGTGAAGACCCCGACCTGTTCGGTCATCCCGGCTGGGAAAACGAAACGCCGATCATGGACGCCCATGCTGCGGTTGAGTTTGTGCTCGCCGGCAAAGCGAAGATCACCCTGCGCTCGGAAAAGACCGGGAAGCACTACACGTTCAAGATCAGGAAGAGCGACGGCGAGAGCTGGTTTGTCTCACGCTTGGCCGGGGGCAGTTGCTATCGGTATCTTGGGACGATCTTCCCGGAGGGCTTCCGCTCGACCAGGAAATCGGAGCACCTGACGAAGCATTGGCTCAAGGAGAGCTTTGATGCCTTTGATTGGTTCTGGCGTCGATTGAACCAGGATCAGAAAATCCCAGAGGGCGTCAAGCTATTTCACGCTGGCCGCTGCGCCGCCTGTGGGTTAGAGCTTACTGATCCGGTATCAATCAAGATCGGTTTTGGCCCGGACTGTGCAAAGAGGCGGTTGCAACGTCCTTTCATGTGTGTTAGGTAAATCACATGAATATCTTTGCCGTATCACGTCACCCCTCACGCTGTGCTCGAGCACTCGATGACGGGCGGTTAAACAAGATGATCCTTGAAGCTACCCAAGTTCTATGCACCGTCTTCAATCTTGAGGCTGACACGACAGGTAAGTCTATGGTAACTCCCTACCGAAACTCGCATGTCCATAACCCTATCACCAAGTGGACTCAGTCTTCAAAGCATCATCAAGCTTGGCTATATGCTTTGGGTATCGCCTATGGCGAGGAAATCATCTACCGCTTCGGTCGTAAGCATGCCTGTCAGCTTGTTCTCGAAGGGTTAACCTTCAGGTATCCGCACTTACTCAAGTATCGAGAACTACAAATCGGGGAGTTCCACAATGGCGCTCGTCATCGTAAGTTGGGTCTTGACTTTACCCACCTACCCGCGGGTAAAGCCTACCGTGCTTACTTACGTAGACGTTGGGAACTTCAAGAGACAACCCCCACTAAGAGCGGTAGGATTATACCTCCCCGCTGGACCCGCAGAAAGGAACCGATATGGCGCTAGCAAAAGGGCCGCCGGGAATAAACCCAACGGCCCTCCGTGCTGTCCCTCCGGAAGGGTCAGAGTTTCGAGCGGTCGTAGCCACCCGATGCGTCGGTCTGAAGACCGTTGACCGCCGAGTTGTGCGAGCCGTGACTCGGGTCGATTGCCGCCGGCTCATCCTCAACGACTTTACCCTCGGTCGTTGCATCAGCAGCCTGCTCGGTCGTTGCCGCTTCTTCAACCTGTTCGGTCGTTGCATCAGCAGCCTGCTCGGTCGTTGCCGCTTCTTCAACCTGTTCGGTCGTTGCATCAGCAGCCTGCTCGGTCGTTGCCGCTTCTTCAACCTGTTCGGGCTTCTTCGCCATAGTCATTCTCCTTTGGAAGCTTCTATTGAAACCGTCAGCGCTAGACGGCTCGGCCAGTATACCCCAAACGATTGCCACAGTCAAAGGAGTTCTCATGGCTAGGAAGAAACCTCGATCAATAGATGATGCCCCGCGGGGAGGGTGGCTAGGCCCGCCGCCAACTGAAGGACTCAAGCCTCTGGCTATTGCAAAGCGATCCGACAAGAAAGGAAGGTGGATATGGGAGTCAGTGCCACAGAAGCGCAAGGACCGTGAGTTGCGCGAGGAGTGGGAAGAGCGAATGGCGAAAGCCGACAAGAAGGGTAAGTGGCGGTTCAAGTGGCCGCCCAAGAGAAAGGATGATTGACATGGAAGTAAAGATCGTAGCGGATAGTATCAGTAACCAGATGATCCGCTTGACCACCTTGCACCTTCGCTACTGGCGACCGATACACTCCGAGCTGATGACGCACCGAGTGTTCTCACGCAATGCACGATCCAGCCGAGCTGTGCCGGTCGTGACGCTACTGAGCGAAGGCAAGTTCATTCCCCAGTTCGGGATGAACCAGCGGGGTATGCAATCGACACTTGCACCCTCGCCTGAGCTTCAGGACAAGTGGGCCCGCGAGTGGAATGAGCTTGCTGAGATTACTCGGTCTTACGTTGCTCGGTGGGGCGATGAGGGTATGCACAAGCAACATGCCAATCGTCCGCTCGAGTGGTTCGGTTGGATCGATGTGTTGGTGACCTCGACCTACTGGGACAACTTCTGGGCACTGCGTATCGATGCAGCCGCTCAACCTGAGCTGCGTCAACTCGCTGAAGCGATGAAAGGAGCAATGGACGCCTCGAAGCCGAAGCTGTTGCTGCCTGGTGATTGGCACCTGCCCTACGTTCTTGACTCCGAACGTCAGGAAAAGCTCGAATTGCTTTTGAAGCTGTCCACAGCCCGGTGTGCGAGGCTGTCCTATCGGCCGTTCGACGGCAACGCGGACCATGAGGCTGAAATTGATCGGTATAACCGCCTCGTCGTCAGTCAGCCGGTCCACGCTTCGCCTGCCGAACACCAAGCAACACCGGACTCCTGCATGGACAGCGGCCGAACAAGGGTGTGGAGTAACCCTCGACTTCATGGTAATTTCCATGGGTGGGTGCAGCATCGGAAGTGTATCGCCAACGAAGCGGTCATGGAGGCGTAAGATGCTGAGCGAGGCTGGGATCAGTTCCTGCAAGAAGTTCCGCTGGTGGTTATACCGGTGCTGGGACCCCAGCCTCCCTTTGGTAATTTGGGTGATGATGAACCCGAGCACTGCGGATCACGAGAAGAACGACGCGACGATCTCCAAGGTTATTCGCTACAGCAAGGGCTGGGGATACGGCGGTATCCTCGTCCTGAATATCTACGCGATCCGCTCACGCGATCAGTCGAAGATCA